GTTCAGAATCAAGTCTGCATAGCCAAGCGGGTCATTGTAGATGAGATAATCTAACTCCGACCTCTGCGCCATGGTCACGTCCAATTCATCCTCGACCCCAGTGCAGTCAATGGAGATCATTCTCCCATCCCGGAGCAGCAGCTCCACGCAGCCGGTATCCATGTTGAATTTGCAAGTTCTTTCATCGTACTTCATAATCGTGTCCTTTCTGCCTTACGGCACCTTTACAGTTGTGACTTTTGTTATACGGTTCTTCTGATAAGGTTTTGGACACACAGCCGTCGGGAAGGAGCCTTCATTTTGCTTTCCGAAGAAAACAAAAAATCCGAACCCTTCTCCTATCGAGAAAAGGTTCGGATTTTCATGGTTTGGTGCACCTCCAGGGACTCGAACCCTGGGCCCACTGATTAAGAGTCATTCCAGCCCGCACTCCATTGGTGCAAAAGCAAAAATAAACAACGAATATACGCTATTCTACAAAGGACTGCGCAAATACGAAAAAGCACCGTGGTAGTCAATCGGTAGTCACACTCGCCCTCAAATCGAAAATATCAAAATACGATACCAAATATCATTTTGCTGATATAGATTATCCTTTTATGCTACACTCTCCGCAAAGGAGATATGGCTGATGTTAAGGATTTTGTTGTCCGTCCGCTTAGGCGAAAAGCGATGGACTCAGAAGCAACTTGCAGACGCAACTGGAATCCGGCGAAACACAATCAATGATCTTTACCATGAGATGACCGACCGGGTATCTTTGGAACAGCTTGATTTGATTTGCAAAGCCTTGGACTGCAAAATCTCCGATCTTCTGGTTCAAGAAGAAGATTTGGATGATTTGACCCGAAGCAGGCTTGCAACGCCACGGTGCAGATACATAACGTCCGACAAGTAAGTTATCCCCTTTCCCCGGACACTTCGGTGTCTGGGGACTTTTTTTGCCAAAAATCCCATGCCCGGATACACAATCCGGGCTTTTTGTATAAATATATTTGTTTATTTTATCATCTGTTTTCTTGATAAAATATCGGTTTTGCTGTTGTCTTTCAAGGCAAAAAGGAAGATACTATAATCACAGCAAGGGAGTACGACCGGAAGGCAAGGGGCGAAGTAAGAGCCGGGAGCGCAGTAAGTCGTGAGCGCATGCTAAGTCAGTAACCCACTCCCCTGCTGCTTTTTATTTTATCTTTTCAGCCAAAGAAAGAGAGGGCATTATGAAAAAGTTTGATCTGTCCGCCATCATGCACAAGGCATGGAAGCTGTATCGCAAGGGCGTAGCCGCCTTTTCCGAGTGCCTGCACCGGGCATGGAACAGTGCAAAGGCCGAGCCGATCAACGCCCAGCGCATTGAGGAAGCCCAGCAGGCCGCCGGGGTGGCCGAGCCTGTGAACACATGGGCAGGCTGGAAAGTCGCCGGGTACATGGTGGAACATGGCGCAAAGGCCTTGTTTCAGGCGGTACTCATCCACAGCAGCAAAGGTGACGGCCAGACCTACCGCGCATCGTTCTTTGGCGCTTCTCAGGTAAAGCCATTACCCACGGCATGAAAAAAGCCGCCAGCGCTTCAAAACACTGGCGGCTTTTTTCATACCTCTGTTCCATCAGGAAAGCGGAAGTTCACAATAAGCTCTGCGCCCATGGCCTGCGCCATCTGCTCCAGTTCTTCATACTTGAACTTTCCTGTTTTCATCCGCTGGTTGAATGCCTGCGGGGTGGTGTCCATCCGCCGGGCAAGTTCAGCTTCTTTTATTTTGGAAACAGCTTCGGCCATTTTGATTTTCGTTGGGAAATCCATGTTCATCACCTCACCGAAAGTATAAATGATTTCCTGTATTTTGTCAAGAAATATTTTCAAAAATATAGGTTTTTCTTTAAGAAAAGCCTTGACATTATAAAGGAAATCCTGTATAATATAGGTGTCAGGAGGAGCGGAAAGCTCACCGGAAAGGAGAACAGACCGATGGATGAAAAAGCAAAAGCTCTGAAAGAGCTGCTGGAAATCTTGGTCGAACATCCCGATCTTGCAGAGCGGATAACGATCACGATTAAACCCAACAGAATCATTCAGAGCAATGAGACCCCCACGGATAATAAGTAATCCGTAAGAGCAGGGCGGCGGGTAGGAGCCGCCGCCCTCGCTTTTTAATTATAACCACCCACCGATGAAAAATCAAGGAGAATATATATGAACAGAGAACGCAGAAAGGCCCTGCAGGCCATCATTGATCAGCTTGAGACCCTCCAGACTCAGCTTGAGGAAATCCAGACTGAGGAAGAAGAATACCGGGACAACATCCCCGAAAACTTCCAGAGCGGCGAACGGTACGAGCATATCGAAGAGATCTGCGAAAGCCTGTCCGATGCAGTAAGCAGTCTGGAAGATGCCACCAGCAGCATTGAAGAAGCGATTGAGTAAGGAGAAGCACCATGACCATCCGAGAATTTGCAAAGCTGAACAACTTCCCCATCAGGGGCAAGCTGACCCGCATTCCTGATGAGGTCGAATATGACTTCAACGACCGACCGCACAACTGCAAACGGTACGTTGATGAAGATTTCAATGAGTACGGCATCCATGAGGACGGCTTCATTGTTGCCATCCCCTGTGAAAAGGCTTGGGGCCTCAGCATCAAAGAGAAGTCCCGGATCGCCGCCATGATTGAAAAGGAACGCATGGAAGCCAGCCAGCGGCGCGGCTCCTATGAATGGTAAAGGAGTAGACCATGAAAATTTCCGATATTCGCGCTTCCCTCCAGCGTCTGGCCGAAAGGCTGGATAACCAGTGGGCATACGCCCGGTCTGATGCCGAGATGGACATTGCTGCCGGCCGTGCCGAGTACAACGATGACGGAGAGAGGCTGCCTACCGAGCCGGAGATCAGCTACTACGGCATGATTGCCGCATTTGAAACGCTCGGCGGCGAATGGAAACGCAACGCCGATGGCCGCCACTGGCTGTGCCTTGGCGGAATCGTGGCAAGCACCCAGAGCAAGTGATTTTGAAAGCTGTGCTATCTGGCTATACGGGCGTTCGGAGGATATGACAATGAAACTTTACAAATACTCCGGTACCATCGAGGAGCTTGCCGTTGAACGCGGCCGAATCTCCTATATCAAACTCTTTGATGTGACCGACTTCGACAAAGCACCAACCAGACTGGAAGTCTTCGGTGTGCTCGGCAAGTACATTGAGGCCATCGAGGGAACCGATGCCGAAGAGCGATACATCAAGAGTGATTGGTACTTTGACAGCAACCTGTATCTGCGCCGCATTGAGATTCCCGGCGGTGAGGTTGGCCGCCCGGCGAAAATCATCACCCAGAGCCCGGACAACATCGACCAGTTGGAGATCTTCGGCCAGCAGGACTATATCCAGACCAGCAAGCCGGAATCCATGTCCTGCAAGGAAATTTACCGCTGGTCCGATTGGGAACGCCAGAACATGAAGTAAGGAGGTGGTGACCATGTTCAGTATTACCGATAACGAGAGGCTGCGGGATGCGTACGCACTCTTGATGTTCATGCAGAGCGACATTCCCGCCTCTGCCGAAAAGAGGGCTGCCGCGAAAAACTTGGCGGCAACCGTTAAGATGGAGATCCGGGCCTACAATAACCGCCCCGCCCCTGATGTGCATATCATCTGTGCCGACTATGACGGCCGTCTGGAGCTTGTTCAGCTGCCCGATAAGCTGGACGAGGCGCACGAGATGGACGCTACCAACTGGTTTCTTAACCATCATTATTTGAAGAGTTACAACAGCCCCTATGACTGCACAGGGCAGGAGTTCACGAATTGGTTCTATCTGTTCCGGCGGCGTGGTCACTGGTTTGCATATCACTCGGTTAGCCGAGACGTTTGAGGAGGAAGTACAATGACGGACGAAAAAGCTATTGAGAAGATGGTCTATGACCAGCAGCAGGGTTGGCCGCTGTGCCCCCGCTGCGGCGAGAGGATGCCGGACAAGCTGACCCACGGAGCACTGAGTCGCCACGCCAATGGCGTGTACATCTGTGAGGCTTGCGGCACCGATGAAGCCCTCCGGGACTGGGGCGGCAACGTCAAGCCCCTGTCTGACTGGGTGCTTGTTCGCATATACAATGGAGATCTTCGGAGGTAATCGATATGGAAGAAATGCTCCTGTCACTGAATGGACCGTGGTCAAACGCAGCCTGCATCGGCTACTGTGTCATGGCGATGCGCAACGCCGGTTTGAGTGAGAAAACACAGCGCAAAGTCCTTGATGAACTGACCCGGTGTTTCAACGACGTGAGTGTTGAAGACGCTGCACAGATGAAGTTCTAACAAACAAAAAATCCCCCTACACTGGCCCGAAGGTCAATGCAGGGGGATTTTTGCGCGCTACCGAGGTAGCCAAATATAAAATCAAGAGTGGACCATGCCGGGCCGCTCTCTACAAAAGCCGAAGCTTTTCAAGTGCCTATATTTTACACGGCACTAATGCAGCAGTCAAGACTTTTTGCCCAGTGCTGCGGTCATAACATCAAAGGCGTGTTCGATGACAGCATCCATCACCTCGTCGGTGATGGCCCAGCGGATAGCCGCCGGGCACTTGGCGCGGAGAGCGGCGAACACCTGCTTCTTCTTTTTGGCACCCTGCCCGCTGCCCATGATGGACAGCTCGGCCTTTTCGACCAGCTCCAGAGCCAGATCCTTGACGGTGGCCTTGTAGCCCAACCGGATACCGCCGATTGCCAGTGCGATAAAACCCGCCAGCATCAAGATGATGGCGACGGGAGCGGGAATAAAGTTCAGCATAGCTTCCATGATATTGCCTCCTATAAGCATCAGCGGCGCGGAGAGCTACCCCTGCGCCGTTTTGTCGTGTTGGTTATATCGGATGTTTCACAGGTACTTGGAAGCCCCGGAAATGGCCTTCCAGCTGGCAGGGCCGCAGATGCCGTCCACAGTCAGGCCATGCGCCTCCTGCGCCTTCAGGAGGGCGTTTTCGGTTTTTTCTCCAAAAATGCCGTCCGGGGTCAGCCCCAGCAACCGCTGGAGCATCTTTGTAGCCGCTCTGTTTGCATCCCCGGTACAGCCCCGGCGGATGGTCGGCAGAATGAACTTCTGGTAGGTGGTGCTGGGGTAGTGCCGCGGGGCATCGCACAGCCACGTTGCCTTTGCATCGCGGGTATCGGTGTGTACGATGGCGCAGCCGTCATACCAGTAGATGCCCACCGCCTTGAAATACTGGGCGGCGATGATGCCCAAGGCCACAGGATTGATGCTGCGGTTCACCATGCGCCAGTCTGCCGCCATACCATAGCGGTGCTTGGAATTTGGGCTTCCGCCAACGGTTTTGCTGGCATTGTGCGTGATGCAACGGTATCCGCTGGTCACCTTGATGGCCTTGCCCAGCTTGTCCCGGATGGCCTGAAGTTTTTCGACCAGCTCCGAATCGACCATCTGGCGGCTGCATCCACAGGGGCACTTGAAGTCCTTGCGGGTGAAGTTCTTGCTCAGGGCAGATGTGTCGCTGGCCTGATAGACGATGACTCTCATGTAGAAAACCTCCTTCAAGAGAAGTCGTGCTTTTGAAGCCGCTCATTGTACACCCGTTTGATATTCGCTACCGCACAGATGCAGCGGTT